ATAGTGCGCCACATCTTAAAGGTACTGATCAGATTGAGTGGCTTATCAATGAGATAAAGACAAACCCAGACAGTCGTAGATTGATTCTAAGTGCATGGAATCCTAATCAGATCGACAAGATGGCTTTACCACCGTGTCACACATTGGCACAGTTTTATGTTAGTAATGGAAAATTGAGTTGTCAGATGTATCAGAGAAGCGCAGACTTGTTTTTAGGTGTACCTTTTAACATTGCAAGCTATTCTTTATTGACTCATATTATAGCCAAAATAACCAACTTAGATGTACAGGATTTTGTACTTACGGTTGGGGATGCACATATATACACTACACACTATGAAGCAGTGAAGAAACAACTACAGCGAACCCCGCAAAAGTTACCCACACTGAATATCATTAAAGACTTTTCTTCTCTTGAAGAAGTACTGGGCTTGGATGTCTCTGACTTCCAGCTAGATAATTATAACCCATTAAGTGCCATCAAAGCAGAAATGGCCATTTAGAACGGAACCAAAAATGACTATAAAAATCGATAAGACAAAAGACGATCTTTTAGCTAACTATGCCGTAGGCATGTTGAAAGATTTCTATTTAACGGAATACGAATCATCACCACAAGAAGCATTTAAACGTGCATCTGTTGCGTGGTCAAAGTACAAGGATGAAATGGATGAAGACTTGGCACAGCGATTATACAATTACGTATCAAACAAGTGGTTCATGTTTGCATCGCCTGTCTTGTCGAATGCTCCAAATGGATCGAAGCAGGGCAAGGGAATGCCCATCTCCTGTTTTCTAACTTACGTTCCAGACACACTAGAAGGCTTGATTGATCATACTGCTGAGTTACGATGGCTATCTGTTTATGGCGGTGGCGTTGGAGGTCACTGGTCAGATGTTCGTACTGTAAGTGATATCGCACCTGGACCAATGCCATTTCTGCATACCGTTGACGCTGATATGATCGCATATCGTCAAGGTAAAACACGTAAGGGTTCTTATGCGGCTTATATGGATGTATCTCACCCAGATATCATTGAGTTCTTGAATATGAGAATTCCAACGGGTGACGTTCAACGTAAGGCACTTAACTTACATAATGCAATCAATGTATCGGATGCATTCATGGAAGCTGTAAGTAATGGTACGGATTGGGATCTGAAAGATCCTAAAGATGGTAGAGTAAAAGACACAGTAGATGCACGTAAACTCTGGGAACGTATTATAGAGACTCGCTTTCGTACTGGTGAGCCTTACTTAAACTTTATCGATACTGCTAATGCTGATTTGCCTCAGAACCTAAAGGACTTAGGTCTTAAGATCAATGGATCAAATCTATGTAACGAAATTCACTTACCCACAAGCGCAGATAGAACTGCTGTTTGTTGTCTATCTTCTTTGAACTTGGAGTACTATGATGATTGGAAAGACACTTCTATCGTGCGTGATCTTGTTCGTATGCTTGATAACGTACTCGAATACTTTGTCGAAAACGCACCAGATACAATCACAAGAGCAAAGTATTCCGCATCAAGAGAGCGAAGCATTGGACTCGGAGCAATGGGATTTCATTCATTGCTACAGAAGCATGGAGTTGCATGGGAATCAGAACTCGCAAAAGAGATCAATACAGTTGTATTCAATCACATCAAATATGAAGCAGTCGCAGAAACAGAACTGCTTGCGAAAGAACGAGGAGAGTATCCCGATGGAGAAGGAACAGGAAGAAGAAATTCCCATCTTCTTGCGATTGCTCCAAATGCCTCTTCTGGCGTAATACTATCAACAAGTCCTTCGATTGAACCTCTTAAAGCAAATGCGTACACTCATCGTACACGTGCTGGTTCATTCTTAGTGAAGAACAAATATCTTGAAGAGTTATTAGAAGCGAAAGGAGAGAGCAACGATGCTAACTGGACATCGATTATTACGAAGAAGGGTTCAGTGCAACATCTACCATTTTTAACTGAAGGTGAAAAAGCCATCTTCAAAACTGCTGATGAATTAGATCAGAACTGGGTTGTACAGCATGCCGCAGACAGACAAAAGTTTATATGTCAAGGGCAATCAGTCAACTTATTCTTCCCATCAGGAGCACCCAAGTCCTATGTAAATCAAGTACATTTACGTGCATGGAAAGAAGGACTTAAGGGTTTATATTATTTGCGTACGGAATCAAAGCAAAGGGCTGAAAACGTTAGTGAGAAAGTAGAAAGAGTTGCCTTACAAGGTGACACAAGAAACATCGTATACTCTAAGAAAGATTGTCCGTTTTGTTCAATGGCAAAAGAAGAGTTACGACTAAGAGGTATTCCATTCGACAGTATTGATCTTGCAGAGATAGGCAAAACAGCCGCTGAAGTCACTGGTCGAAAGGACGTCAAATCTGTACCACAGATATACATCGCTGGCGAGTATATCGGAGGGTATAATGAGTTACTAGAATTTTTAAACAAGCCAGTAGAAATCGAAGACGGTGAAGAATGCCGTGCATGTGAAGGTTAAGGAGAAATAAATGTCACTACTAGAATTTTCAAAAAGCTATCGCCCATTTTTGTATCCATGGGCAGTTGAGTTAACAAAGAAACACGAAGAGATACATTGGGTTGAAGATGAAGCAGAATTGTCTGAAGACGTACAAGATTGGAAGACTAAGTTAAGCGAAGAAGAAAAAGATTTTATCATTCAAATTTTGAGACTGTTCACGCAGTCAGATGTACAGGTAGGAGAAAACTACCATGAGTTGATGATTCCAAAGTTCAAGAACAATGAGATACGCAATATGCTATCATCGTTTGCTACACGTGAAGGTGTGCATCAACGTGCATACGCTCTATTGAATGATACGTTAGGCTTACCAGATGATGAGTTCCATGCTTTCTTAGAATACAGTGAGATGGCAGATAAGCTAGATTTCATGGCTGAAGGTAACATTAACACTCACACAGGACTAGCACTAGTACTTGCTCAATCTGTGTTTAATGAAGGTATGTCGTTATTCGCATCATTCGTAATGCTGTTGAACTTTCAGCGTTTCGGTAAGATGAAAGGTATGGGTACAATCGTTGAGTGGTCTATTCGTGATGAAACTATGCACGTACAAGGTAACGCAAAACTATTCCGTGAGTTCTGTGAAGAGCATCCACGTATTGTGAACGATGAACTGAAGTCTAAAATCTATGAGATGGCAACTAACTCAGTGAAGCTAGAAGACAAGTTTATTCGATTGGCATATAAGAATGCTGGAGTCATCGAAGGTCTTTCAGAAGAAGAAGTTAAGAAGTACATTCGTCACATCGCTGATCGTAGATTGCTTCAGTTGGGTATGAAGCCAAAGTTTAAAGTCAAAGAGAATCCACTTCCTTGGCTTGATTGGGTACTCAACGGTGCTTCACATGATAACTTCTTTGAGAAGAGAGTTACTGAGTATTCAGTTAACGGCATGGAAGGCGATTGGGGATGGGAGTCAAATACTTCTGAGGGAGAAGTTTGTGGCTTAGATGGACAAGGCTGTCCAGCCTGATGAACAAGTGGCAGAGTGCTTATATGGATACGGCAGAGAGGTTCGCTTCTCTGTCATCTGCCCAAAGATTGAAAGTTGGTTCGATTGTTGTAAAAGATAATCGAATCATTTCTATTGGTTATAACGGTATGCCAGCTGGTTGGTCGAACACTTGTGAAGAGATAACTGGTGATGATGATTTTGGAGTACCTCTAACAAAAACGAAACCCGAAGTCATTCACGCAGAAGCAAACGCAATATCAAAGTTAGCAGGATCGAACGAGAGCGGTAAAGATGCGACTATGTACATTACCCATGCTCCATGTATCGAATGCGCTAAGATGATATATGCGAGTGGTATAAGCACAGTTTTTTACAAGCATAAGTATAGGGATGAGAATGGCATTCATTTTCTAGAGAAATGTAAAATAAAGGTGGAGAAGTTATGAAAAGACAAGAAATATTTTGTGACTATTGTGAAAGTGAGTGTACAGTAGAAACCCTCAACATGGAAGACCCTATATTATATTGTCCCATATGTGGTAGCGAAATCGATCACGATGACGATGACTACGATGATTGGGATGAAGATGAAGAGGCATGGAATTAGATATGTGGCATTACGGTGAAGTTGAGTTCACCAGTGACATGATAGAAGATTATGTTGGATTTGTTTATGTTATCACTGACCTCACTAATAAGAAAAAATACGTAGGAAAGAAACTGTTTCAGTCCACACGTAGACTCGCCCCACTTAAGGGCAAAAAACGCAAGCGTAAAGTTGTCAAAGAATCAGACTGGAAAGATTACTTCGGATCAAGTGAAGAAGTTAAGATTCTAGTTGAAGATAATGGCAGAGATTCCTTTCACAGAGAAATTATTCATCTATGTGATTCAAAGGGAGAGATGTCCTATCTTGAGGCAAAAGAGCAGTTTGACAGAGAAGTGTTGCTGTCAGACGAATATTATAATGGAATTATAAATTGCAAAATACATAGGACACACGTAAAAGGATTAAGAAATGACTAACAAAGAAAGGGATAAGATAGTATCAGACTTCAACAAAAAGTGGAAGTATCGATACGACAAAGAGCAATATGGTATGGCAGACGCTTGGTGCATCATTCGCAGTGAAAGCGAGTCTGGTAAGTTCGAAGGCGATTGCGAAGACTACGCTTTGTCGCTATTATGGCGACTTTCCGATAAGAATGACCTAAAGATGTGGTGGATGCTTATCACAAGACAAGCCGGTATCTGCGGTGTAGGTCGATCCAAGACAAAGATGACTCATGCTGTATTAAGATATAAGGGTGAGTATGTAGACAACTGGACTAAGAAGTTTGGACCAAAGTCTGCTATTGAAGAGAACCACACGTTTCATTGGCTGTACGGTCATGGACTACTTCACTTTACTGTGATCAAAATGTTGATGAGTAAGATCGTTAGAACAATTAAAGGCATTAAACGCTAGAAAGGGCTAGACGATGTATACTCCATTACCGTCTTGTGTAACAATCAAGAAATCAGACATTCATGGACTCGGTTTATGGTGTGTTGAAAAGATAGAAGCCGGTCAAGAGATCGGCTTATCCCACTTCTATTGGGGCGAAAAGATTATGCGTACTCCGTTAGGCGCTTTCTACAATCACAGCACTACTGAAGATAACATTGATAAAATACAAAAGGATAGCAGGTTCTTTATGATAGCCAAAAGAGACATATGGCCAGGAGAAGAACTTCTATGCAACTATACTTTTTATGATCCTACTCTTGGTGATTAGCTATGTGCTTGATGTATTCATCAATACTGTGATCTGAGAAAGAGTCAACTTTACCCTGCTTTAGTCCCATCCAAATACCACGAAACTTATCTTTCACTCTTTGCCATCCAGTTGGATTTCTAACTTGACCATAGGCGTTGATATAGTGTTCTTCACCGTGATGAGTGTATCCCATTATGTTTAAAGGCACTGTTGTTACGATATCGTTATTGTTCTTCCATCTATGATGTACAACTCCTAAGCTATTACAATATCCTTTCCAACCAACTCTCGGTGAGCCGTAAGTAAACA